CTAGCAAATAAAAAACCCGCCATCGCAGAAACGAAGCGGGTAAACCTTAATTAAACATGAGTCATTCAAACCATTGCCATGATGAGAGATGCTAAGATAATGTAAAAAACAAAACCCCGCAATTTTAATTTACGGGGTCTGTTTGTAACCTATTTATAGACTACTAAGCAAGACCTAAAGCAACCTTTAAGAACGCGTTAGCATCGTCTAAAGCTAAAGATTGACGGCTAGATATTTTAACTCCTACTAAGCCCTTCTTAGCCAAATCGTAATCGTTCTCGTAGAACTTAATGGTAATCGGTGCAGCTTGTACAACCTTTGCATAGCTCCAATCTCCTACGATAGCTTGGTTGGTAGCGATACCGCTCCAGTTGGCTTTGTAAAGATCAATACCTTCTAACTGCAAACCACCTTGAGGGGTTGAAGTCATTACGCTAGGTAAGGTATAAAGCCCGTTAGCGTCTTTAGTTTTGTAGAAACGTGCAAAGTTTGCAGGTTTAGCTACGATACCGTTTGGCATGTAGTCTGTACCCTCCAACTCGGCGATAGCGTCAATCAATTGCTCAACGTCAACGGTAGCAGCTCCTGCACTTGTAGAGATAGCGGCAACTAAAGCGGCACTAAATGTTGCATTTTGAACTTTTTTAAAGTCGCGCAATAACATTTGAGGTAACACACCACGAACAAAATCAACGTCCTGCAAGAACTCTTCAGAAATCGCAGTAACGCCTGAAATAGTCGCTACGTTGTTTACGGTCTTGGTAATATCGTAGTCAATTTGACTAGCGTTAGCGCCTTCTGTTTTAGCAGAAATAGATCCTTCGCTACCAGTTTCCTTGTAAATCCAATACAAGCCAGTTGAACTACCAACGGTTTGAACTAAATCGGTAAAGCTACGAGCCTGACCTGGTTTAAGTACAACCCCTTGCTGAATGGTAGGTATTGCGCCGTTTACACCGTCAGGCAACAAGTTGTTACCCATTGTCATATCAGCAACTGCCTTAACTTCCATCTTGAATGGTTGACCCGACTTTAACTGACTTGTAAAGTTGCCGTTGTCAAAGGCTTCTTGGTATGCGCTTTTAAAGTCGGCTGCTAATGCAGGGGTAGGCTTCTTTGTCTTAGTTGCTAAGTCATCAAACTGCTTTTGCATTTCAGACTTAAACTCATTCAATTTAGCTTCGTTATCTACTGCGGCTAACTTTGCTTCCAACGCTGCAATGGCTCTTTTGCCTTCAGCAGCTTCTTCGCCAAACTTGTTCAATTTGGACTTTATCTCTGCCACGTTATCAACGGCAGCCTTGATCTGTAATTCTAATTCCATTGTTAAATGTTTTTAAGTGCTTGGTTAAATTGTGAAAGTGCCTTTAACAAAGACGCATCAACGGACGGCGTAAGTGTTTTATCAACGACTTTCGTGACCTCAATTTCTGATACAGCCTTTTGCAATTGGCTAAATTCTATCTCAAGTAAAGAGAAAGTCTCATCGGTAAATGAACCGTTACGAATAGCGCTTTTAAGCCTTTCTAAACGGTCATAAATATTTTTTTGCTGTTGTGGTTTGGTTAGGCTTTTTAAATCAATTGTAGGAGTTAATTCATTTGCTCCCCACAAAACTGCGCTACCCTCATACAGCATAACCTCTTTAATCGTTCTTGTTTTTGTTTCTCTATCGTATTCATCATTGATAGTTGAAAAACCAATACTGTGCTGGTTGATGCAACCTGCTTCATATAGCTTCAATATATCCTCTCCTGCATCGGTCATAACAATATCGGTAACTGCTATCAATCTATCGCCTTCAACGTACAATTCTTTTGGTTTACCAAATGAATGTTTAGTAGTTGCATAATGATCAACCAATGACCAAATCAACTTTTTGCCAATTGGCCCACGTTCACGGATAGTCCTGTCAAATGCGCCTGGAGCAATAACATCTCCGTCATAGTCTTTATTGCCAATAGCGGCCCAAACAACCTTGACCGTTCTGGTCTTATTGTCTACATCCAAAATATCTTCGGATATATCTTTGGTTGCAAATAGTTTTTTACTCATTATTCAGCGCATTTATCAGGTTCAAAGTTACGTTATTTCTTACAAATTCTATTATGTCTATAAAATCATTCCTTCGCATTACATCCCTTCGCTGCGTCGTAGGCTCAAACGAAACCGCGCATCGGCAATTGCAGACATTTTCGGCACTACCATTGCTATCGCATGGATATCGCATCATATCTATCCCATTAAGGTTAGGCACGAAAAACCACTCATCATAGGCAACCTTTACCCCGTTCATTCGCAAATGGTCTGTTTTGTTTCTAGGTATGCGCCTTGTCCGGTTATTCTGTGCGCTATTCCATATCTTATTCACAATAACATTTGATTCGGCAGCAGCAAACATTGCCCCAGTATTCATTGCCCTTCCCGTTTCGGTTCTTACAATTAATCGCGCCCTTGCAGTACCCAATTTCAGTTCGCGCAGTTGCCCGGCTATCTTGTTTGGATTATCGCCGTTTTCAATACCATTGGCAATTACGCGAAGCATTATTTCGCGCTCCGTTTTCTCAATAGGGATAACGGATTTATTCATTAGGTTGCGGTTCAAATATTCACGAATGTATGCTATGTAATTATCCCCTACCGCTTTAACCTCGTATGCCTTTATTGATTTTTTTTCTATGCTTTTTCGCGTATAATTAGCCCATCTTACCCCTGCATCTAAATGCAGTTCAGTTAATGCTTTTGTAAGGTCTGAAATCGGCAATTGCTCTACCGTTCCAAATTCGTTATACTGTTTAATACCCGCATCAATCATAGCATTTATCACCGCTTTTATTAATGGGTCGTGTTTATTGCGAAGACGCTTAAAATATGATTGATAGTACTTAATCATTTGCGTATGGATTCTGTCCTGCTGGTAAATCTATTGGCATTTCGCCTAAGGCGGTCATGTTAGACGGCATAAGGATTGTTCGGCGTGTTTCTTCATCCATCCAATCAGGAACCGGTTCGCCCAATAGTTCCAAAGTTCTTTCAATGGAAATAGGCGCTTTGCTTATCCAATCCATTAATTCTTTCTTGTTCTTTTGTAGTTCGGGGTAACAACTAATATCAAAGTCGACTACACGCTTTTTGCCCGTCATCCATTCTTTAGATAGTTTCAGACTAATGTCATCCCTCAAACTTGTCAATGCAGGAATAGCCCCTCTTACCGTTAATGCTTTTTCTGCTTCTGGCATTGAATTGTATGTCTTTGCTGCGGTGTCGTTTAATAGTTGTGATGGCACTCCGTAAAGGTTACATATAGCCCTCATGTCAAACAGTTCGGCCTCAAGGATAGCCATATCAACAGGCGAAAGACCAATGGGCTGGTAGCCGATTTCTAATCCCGAAACGGGTATCTTGTTTGCATTACGGCTGCCGCGATAATCCTTTAATCTCGATTTGATTAAATCAACTTGTGCGGATAAATCCTGCCCGGTAAATCCCTGGTCTTTTTTAACGTACATAACACCAACCGGGCCACCATTCTGCATTGTAGCAACTGCATAGTTCTTCCCCTCATTTGAACGGGTTAAAACCCTTGCTCCTGCCTCCAATGGTGACATACCGTACAACTCACTGCCAATCCCATCCCAATTTGGATTAAAGTCTTTAACGTGGATAATTTCATTTGGCAAAAATGTTGTTACTGTGTTAATCTGTAACTGATACCCTACAATAGGCTTTATCACCTTTGTGCAATCAGCAATGATGCTCATATACTGTGATGGTAAAGCATGAAATCCGTTCGGCATCCCTTTATTAGACCCGGCTTCAATTATAGGCGTATATCCAAAGGCATCGCCGGTAATTAGCTTGTAAGAAACCATTGCCTTTACCCAATCTGAGAATGTTTCTCGGTCATTCGCATACTTTAACAGTTCACTAATCTTTGACGGTGTATTTACTTGCTCCAATGCTTTTGACTGCATTCCCGCCATACTATCCCAATCTTCAATAAGGTCTGGCCGCTTCATCATTGCCTTGTACTTTCGGTACATAGCTTCATCTTTCACCTCATATTCGCCCCAAACGGCAATCTTTGCCTTTTCGCTAACCAAATTAACGCAAGAATAAACGATATCATTTGAACGGTATCCGTCATCAACCTGCTGTTTCTTTTGCTGACCTGACCACGTTACTTGGCCGCCGCCAATCATTTGCGAATAAACAGCGTTATTTATCTTTGCGCCTAACCATGATAGGAGTTTCTTCGTTAAATTCATTGGTTAAATTTACTTACAAATATACGTTAAATTGTTTATCCTACTATTGGGGTGAATTTGGGCTTATTAAGCTCGTTCATTATAGCAGCCGTCAAGCAGTCCACTTCGTCATCATGCTGCCCATTTGGGAACGCTGCCAACTGATTTAGGAATGATTCATTCCAACTACCACTAACAAGATAAATCCTACCTGCTTCCATCTTTGGGGATGCGCTATTTACCCTTGTAACCTTGTCATCCTTTGGCGGTTCGTCCTCAATTACATTTAAACCAGTGGTAGCTTTAATTTGTTGAACGATGCTTTTGCCAGATGCTTTAGGTTCAATCCTTATTCTGGATGCGTTAGTGTAACCATACTCATTTACCCATTCGGGCAACCATGCACATAATTCAGGAAATTCTTTCCATACGCTTGTTGAATGTAATACCCAAAGATTATTCCCGTCATTTATGTAAGCCATTGCCCCCGTCGGGTCATTGGATTGCTTTGCGGTATATGCAGGATCTAAATAGAAGTTAACCGTACCGTTTGGCACTTCGCTTTTGCCGACTATCTTAAACCATGTTTTCTTAATTAGTCCCCCGTCCATTGGTGAAGGTCTTTGCATTAACTGACCTGAATATCCATAACTACCCAAATCTGCTTTTGTAGTTGCTAACGATTGACGGTTACGCCTTATTGGGTCAAATAGGCCATCAATGTAGTATTGGCGAAGTTCAGCGGGTTTAACATCTTCGCTTAGTTCTGCAGGAATACAAATGTGCTTTATTTTTAATTCGGGCTTAGATAGTAAGTAACCCGTTGTATCTTGTTCGTGCAATCGCTGCATGACAATAATAACGATGCTAATCTCATTTGAAACCTTTCTACTTGAAATCGTTTCACTTACCCATTTATTCGCTCCAGTCCTTTCAACTACCGAAGTGGCAATACTTGGACTCATTGGGTCATCTAGGATAATTTGGTGTGCGTGAATACCCGTTATGCCTGATCCGGTTGAAGTAGTGTATCGTTCGCCCAATAACCCATTTTTAAAACCCGTTTTACCGCCCGTTGTTTTTTCTACTAAATGTGGGTATAATGCAGCGAACTTATCCGATTTGTAAATATTATAGCACTTTTCGGATATATCTTCGGCGGGGGTTGAAGCATACGAGCCACAAATAAATCTTTGGGTTGCGTCAATCGTCCAACACCACAATGGGTACATTTCTGATATGATAGTTGATTTAGAAGAGCCTGGGGGTACGTTAATGATGTAGTAATCATACTCTTTACGTTCCCGCCTTGCTACTCTTTGCCCTACTTCTTGTAATTCGTCGCAAAGGTATTTAATGTGCCAATTCCATATCGGTTCTTCGGCTATAATCGTATCCCAAAAGTATTGTACAAACTCGTAGAATGACCTCCTACAAATTTCCGCCCTCACTTGGTTTATCGGTGGTAGCTGCATTGAGTAATTCTTTTAGGGCTTGGCTTGATAGTTTAGATAGGTCATATTCGGTTGTATTGGTTAAACCGCCGCTTAAATTTAGGTTGTCAGTCGGTTTCCCAAATGCGTGTTCAAGGATGAATTTAATCAATGACGGCTCACCCATATTCCAAACAGCAATTATAGCCTCTTCATCCCCACCGTAAAGGCTATTTAACGCACTTTTACAAACTGCTGCTGTCTTTAATTCAACCGCCTTTGCCTTACGCCCCGAATTAGGTCTTGGACCGCCCCTCTCTGCCATTTGGTTTCAAATTGATTAATCAAAGTTACGCAAGTTTCGGGAAAGTGGCAAACTATGGCAAATATGCCATAATTAGGGGGAGTGGCAAAATGCACTAAAACGTATTCAACTCAAATATTTCGGAAAACGCTTTTTGAAAATCCTGCAGCGATCTACACAAATATAACTTAGCACCGTTTACTTTCATGCACTTTCCCCATTCAATTTGGCTATCACTATACTTCCCGGTTGGAGTCTTAAATTCAATTATTGAAAATTCGCCTTTATAGAAGCAGTGTAAATCCCAAACTCCTGCGGTAACCCCCATTGTTTTCATTTTACGTGCTTCAATTTGGTTTCTATTCCCACCATTTGGAACGTGCCACCAATTTAAACGTAATTCTGGGTAAGTGTTATGCGCCCAAGTGGTGCAATCTGCGTGAATCTTGTCCTCACTTTGCAATTTATCTGTAATTTTCATATATCTGTAATAATTAATAAATCAATGTTTATAGTACTTTCATAAATATTATTACAGATTACAGAAGAAAATGCGTTTTCACCAAATATAATAGAACTAATATAATAATGTGCGTATGATGTATATTATATCTATTCTCTATAAACCTACTAAAATAATCTGTAATATCTGTAATAATAATAAATAAAGAACTTAAAAGACAATACTAGCCTATCATATTACTTATTACAGATATATATTATTTTATCTGTAATAATCTGTAATATCTGTAATTTAAAACGGCATAGGTTCTTCAATATTTGGCACATGCAAATGGCTTATTTCTTCTACTTCATAAAGCCTAACAGTTTTCCCGTTTACGCATTTTAACATTTGTTTAAACCCCATTCGCTTCAATTCTGCGCCAATACGCTTTAAAATCAATCTTTGCCCAGTCGCTTGTTCAATCTTTACTTGTATTTCAGATGCGGTCATTTCGCTATTAAAATGCGAATCAGGCACCTTAAAGTATTTCTGTATCAATTCATACTCCTTACTGTATTCTTCAAATTTTGAATGCTCTAATTGCATTCTTTCAACATCTTCACGATTGACCTGCCAATTAAAACCTTCTTTCCACAAATTGTAT